CCCGATGAATCTTTAAAAGAATCACTATTGAAGTTTATTGGATCTGTAAAAGAAGTTCCAGAATTCACTGAGACTAATGTAATGTTTCACTACTGGACTAGAGGTTCTTATATCCCATGGCATACTGATGCGGGATATAAAGCTGGGATTACAATTTATCTAAATGATACATGGGGTGATGACGATGGTGGATTATTTCTTTATCGTGAAGATGATGAGATTAAAGGATTAATTCCAGAATTTAATATGATGGTAGTTCAGGTTGGAGGAACATACCACACAGTAACTCCAATTATTCGAGTCGGTGCAATTCGTGCATCTATCCAAATTTTCTTAAAATAGTTCTTGTCTTTTATTCGGATCTGGGGTATAATATAGGTATGAAAGAACATATTGTAAATAAACAAAACATATTCATCATGGGCTGGTACATTGATCCAACCCTTTGCGATATGCTAATCGAGGATTATAATTCTAATCCACATAAGTGGGAAGATGGTGTGACCAAGTCAGATGAGGTAGATCATTCTATCAAACACTCGACTGACTTACATTTAAACATCGATGAGTTAATGCAAACTCAATATGCAAATGCTTTACAAGAATGTGTCTCACTATACATGGAAAAATGGAAAACATCTGGGATGACTGGTGTCCTTCCAGTAGAAGGTATGAATATACAAAAGTATCCTGCTGGTGGTGGATTTAAAACATGGCACTTTGAAAGAGCCAAAGCAAGCGAACCAAATTGCAATAGACACTTAGTGTTTATGACTTATCTGAATGATGTAGCAGAAGGTGGTGGAACAGAGTTTGCCTATCAACGTGAAGTGCGTGGTGAAACTGCATTAAAAGCAGAAAAAGGTTTAACAGTGATTTGGCCAGCAGACTGGACACATACACATAGGGGTATTGTTGCTCCGAATGAAGAAAAAATTATCGCAACTGGATGGTTGCACTTAACTGAGAAATGAAAATGAAAATAGCAATTTGTAGCGATCTCCACCTAGAGTTCGGTGACCTCATGATCAAGAATGATCAGAATGCTGATGTTCTTGTGCTTAGTGGTGACATCATGGTTACTGCTGATCTTGGCAAGCCCGACCCACATAATTTTCTTGAGGGTGCGAAGAGTCAACGATTCGTAGACTTCTTCAAGCGTTGCTCATTCCAGTTTCCCCATGTTGTTTATGTTATGGGTAATCATGAGCACTATCATGGTGACTACGCTACCAGTGCAGCTAAAATTCGTGCAATGCTGGCTGCAAATCATTTGGAAAATGTGCACTTCCTTGATAAAGAAGTTTGGGATCATGGTGACTATCGTTTTGTCGGTGGTACACTCTGGACTGATATGAATGGTGAAGATGAGATGACCATGAATCATGTGTCTCGTCGTATGAATGACTTTCAGATTTGCGAAAACAGTAATCGAATGGTCAACTACAGAGTATTTGATGCTGATGATGCTGATAAAAAGAAAGTTAAATTCAAGACTCGTCCAGCAACTTTGTCTCCACAGGATGCTGTTGAAGACCATAAAGCAATGTTGAATCTGATTGATGAAACTTATAAAGTCACTCCTCCATGGATGACAATGGTTGTCGTTGGTCATCATGCTCCAAGCAAAGGTTCTGAGCATCCTCGTTACAAGAATGACCAATTGATGAATGGTGCATACAACTCTGTGTTGGATGAATTTGTGCTTGATCGTCCAGGAATTAAATTGTGGACTCATGGTCATACTCATGAAGACTTTGACTACATGGTTGGTTCTACTCGTATTGTGTGCAATCCTCGTGGTTACATCAACTACGAAGAACGTGCTGATCGCTTTGAACTAAAGGTAGTTGAAGTATGAATGAGCAACGCTATGTTAGGGATGTTACATTTGAGTGTGACAATCTTACATTGTGGGAAGGTATATTACTCAAGGATATTGTCGAAGCATTTCAAAAAGGTAAAAAAGTCAAAATTGAAACCGATGATGAGTTTGAAGCGAGAATAAAACATGAGTGATTACAGACCAGACAAGTGGGTAGTTGTTAAAATTACTTCTGACAAATATCCACCAGTCCATAAGGTGTTTGCCTGTTGGTATGGTGGATATCTTGGATCAGATTCTTGGAAACTAAACAGTGGTATTACCAAGGCTACTCTCGAAGGTAATGTATATTCCTTTGAGGGTAGTTCTGGTTCTATCTATGAATGTCATGAAGATTCTTATGGAACAAATTTTTATGGCAGTGGTATTCTTCAAAATATGATTGATAAAGCATCATCAATTGGTGCCACTATTGAAATTCTACCAGAAGAAACTAATTGGTTGGAGATAACTTATGAATAATCACTGGACAATTACACTAGAAGAAGATCCCGAAACAGGAGATCTAATGATGCCATTCCCACCAGACTTGTTGAATCAAGTTGGTTGGGATTTTGGTGATACAATAATTTTTGAAGATTTACACAACGGCTCATGGTCATTAAAAAAGAAGGAAGATGAAAATGCCAAAATTCACACTGATAGCTGAACATACAGACATATACGGAGAACCAGATGGTACTAAAGTAAACTATGAATTTCATGGTACATATTTACTAGAAATTCTAGAACATGTTGACTTGTTCCTTAAAGGATGCGGTTTTAATCCATCGGGGACTCGTGACTATGTTCCTGATGTAGAATACTACGGCATGAAACTTGAGACAGAGGAATCATCATGGAATGACCATGGTGGTGGATCAACCATGGCAGATTATCCAGAGTTGTATGGCGAACAAGATTTAGTTAAAACAAAATCTAAACACTACTTTGATACTGAAAGGAATAAATGATGGGCATGCCACTTGATGTCATAATGTTTCAACAAGCATGTGACCAACAACCTTCAGAAAATAATGCATCATTATACATTAAACTAATCGAAGAAGAATATAAAGAATTCGTTGAAGCATGTAATAACGCTGATGAAGTAGAATCACTTGATGCCTGCATGGATATGATCTGGGTAATTCTAGGATATTGTCATATGAAACAATATAATATCAGTGGTGCATGGGATGAAGTTGTTCGAACTAACATGGCGAAAGTAGATCCGCTTACTGGTAAGGTGCGTCGTCGTGAAGATGGCAAAATTCTTAAGCCAGAAGGCTGGAAACCACCTGATATGAACAAATTTTTGAAAAAACCTTGACACTAATTGAAATTTCAGGTATAATTACATTATGATTACACTTTACTTAGACATGGATGGCGTGCTTTGCAACTTTGACAAGGCATATCGCAAACTAGACCCAGAAAAGGCTGATCGAAAGAAATTTCGTGAGGCTGTTTTCACATATAAAATCTTCGAAGATCTGGAATTTATGCCAGATACCACAGAATTGATGAACTATGTGTCAAAACTTGATGGAATTACCATCGAAATTCTCACTTCAATGGGTACTTATGATGCAGAACAAGGAAATGCTGCAAGATACCAAAAAATGAGGTGGTTAGACAGCAAAAATATCCCTTATAAAGCCAATTTTGTTCGAGCCAAACAAGAAAAATCAAATTTTGCTCATGATCGTGCGATTTTAGTTGATGATTCCATCGGTTGCATCACACCATTCAATGCAAAAGGTGGACATGGCATTCTTCACACAAAATCTTCTGACACAATTCAACAAATTCATGATACAATTCGTGGAATTCGTGGATTAAGTGCTTTAAAATTTGGTTACGACTCAATGGGTTCTTATGCTTGATATTTTTCAACCAACTTTACAATGGATTAAAGATGATTGGCAATCTAACAAACCTCGTTTCATCGTTGAACTTCTCGCTTGGGCTATTAGTATTGGGTGCAGTATCACTATGGCTGTTACTGTTCCCTCTCCGCCACTACTTGCTTTATATCCTGTCTGGATTACTGGTTGTGCTATGTATGCTTGGGCTAGTTATACTCGGAAATCATTTGGGATGCTGGCTAACTACATCTTGCTAACTACCATTGATATGTTTGGTTTGATTCGAATGTTGGTGGCTTAATGTTTGCTAATGTTGTTGTACTAGATTCTTTTTTCGAAGATCCACATTCTATTGTAGATATTGCACTAAAACAAAAATTTTATAGTGTGAATGATAATCCTAATGATTATGGTAATATACAATCAGATAAACCTATATCATATCTTGGTAGTAGAACACTTTCATTAAAATATATTTTAGAAGAATCTCTTTATCATCAAATCGACAATAAAATATTATCAGCATTCACATTAAATACACCATATAATTCTAGTATAAGTATTAATGCAGATATTTCTAGCCTTTTTCATGCTTTATTTGAAAATGACTTATATGAAGACAAATGGATTCATAAAGACACAGTATTATATGCTGGTATTGTTTATTTGAATGAACATCTTGAAGGTGATAATCATGGAACTTTACTCGATGGGCAGATTATTCCATATAAATTTAATAGAATGGTTTTATATCGAGCAGATATGCCTCATGCAGCAATGAATGGATATGGAAAAACTATTAATGAATCAAGATTAACATTAAATTTCTTTATTAACAAAATTAATATTTCTATCATTAATACTGATATTACAGGAATTATTGAGTAATCATAAATTATGAATATTTTCTATCTTCATGAAGACACCCAAGAATGTGCAAAACAACATCTTGATAAACATGTCGTTAAAATGATTCTAGAGTATGCACAACTTCTTTCTACTGCTCATCGTTTGCTCGATGGATATGAGTATGAAGGTAAATCTATTTCAGGTCGCAAAGCAATGCGATGGAAATTAGATGATTCTCGTGAAGATAATTTGTATTTGGCATCACATATGAAACACCCATCAGGTATTTGGTGTCGTGAAACTTCTCGCAATTATATGTGGTTGTATTCTCTGTGGCGAGATCTAATGAAAGAGTATACATTTCGTTATGGTAAACATCATGTCGCTGAAAGATTAATTCCTTTCCTTGATAATTTACCTACAAATATAAAATTTGGAGGAATGACACCTATGCCACAGTGTATGCCTGAAGATTATAAAGTGCCAACAAATTCTATTCAAGCATATCACAATTATTATATTAATGACAAACAACCATTTGCTGTTTGGACAAATAGACCAATTCCAGAGTGGTATGTTTGTGAGTGGAAAGATAGAAACCACAAAGCAGTTTATCAAAAACAAAACGATAAAATTAAATTTAGAATGGTTCCTGCTTAAATGCAATACATAAATTTATTTCCAACACCATTGTTTATTGACGATCAATCAGTCCTAGCAAAAGAAATTCTACCTGTCGCTGAAGATTACATAAACCAACATGGTATTAAATATCTTGGACAAGACAAATATGATTCTACTTATAGTGTGAATTCTGCAGGGCTTCTTCAACAAAATGATTTTAGATTAAATAAACTTAATAATTACATAAGCACTGTCTCTAGAAAATACTTTGCAGATAATTGTATAGATTCTAGTATGTGGACTCTTAAACCATACTATTTGTTTAATAAAATAAAGGCAGGTGGTGCACATCCAATACACTCGCATCCAGGATCTATACTTTCTGGTTGTTTTTATTTAAAAATACCAAAAGACACAACACCAATAATTTTTAATGATCCAAGAGATTATTGGAAATTTGTACAATACCCAATCATTTTTGGTAAACCTCGAGAAGATTATAAATTACTACCTGAGTATGTGATTAATCCGATCGAAGGAACATTTTTAATGTGGCCAAGTTGGTTAGAGCATCAAGTACCTACAAGTATTAGTTCTGAAGAGCGCATTTGCGTCGCTTTTAATCTTAATCCGAACTAAATAAAACGAAGGAGTTATTATGCCAACTTATGTATTTCGTAATAAAGAAACTGATGAACAGTTTGAGAAAATTTTGAAGATATCTGAACTCGACTCATTCAGAGCCGAGAATCCCCAATTAGAGACAGTAATTCAAGCAGTGGCATTTGGAGATCCCACTAAGTTAAGTTCAACACGCAAATTTGATACTGGATTTAAAGAAGTCCTACAAAGGATACATGAGAAAACTCCAGGAAGTCAACTAGACAAATCATCTTCACAACTATAAGGAATTTTAATGGCACGTACTTCGGCAGCAAAAAAAGTAATAGAAATTCATAATGAAGAACGTGAGATAAAACCAATTGCTAGTAATCAGCTAAAACTAAGATTAGATAATTTAAAAACTTTCCAGCCATTAACTGCTAATCAAAAATTATTTTTCGATGCATATAAAACAGGTGATTACTTTATAGCATTGCATGGTGTAGCAGGAACAGGTAAAACTTTTATTGCACTTTATAAAGCAATAGAAGAAGTTCTTGATAAATCAAATCCATTTAATAAAATTATTGTAGTTCGCTCAGCAGTACAATCTCGTGAGATGGGACATCTCCCAGGAGATGTGGGTGAGAAAATGGAAATCTATGAACAACCATATCGTCAAATCTGCCACCAGTTTTTTGATCGTAAAGACGCATGGGATCGATTAGAAGAACAAGGACATATCCAATTTATTTCTACATCATTCATTCGTGGTATGTCGTTTGATAATGCTATCATTATTGTTGATGAGATGCAGAATTTGACTTATGAAGAGATTGATACAGTAATGACTCGTGTTGGTCATATGTCTAAGATTATTTGGTGCGGAGATTATCGCCAAACTGACCTAAATAAAAGAAAGAACGATGTTACAGGTATTTTAAAGTTTTTTGATATCGCTCAGCATATGAAGGCATTTACTCGTATTGAGTTTACTGTAGACGATATTGTTCGTTCATCATTGGTCAAAGATTATATCTTAGCCAAGTTAAAATATGAAGATTATGAGGACAAGAATTAATGTTTGAGGTTATAAAAGTTGGTATACCTTTACAAACTAAAGATATTACCAGTGAATTTTATAACCTCAAACATTAATTCT